GCGGAGCTATAACTGCACAAACTTCACCGCTGATAAACGATGTTTGGGGTTGCGTTGTCGCCACCCGGTCAGGAACATCGGTCACCATGTCGCTTGACGGCGGAACACGGACAACCGGAACCACAGCCGCAGCCAACTTCAACTTTGGTAATGTGCGAATCGGTAACGATGACGGGCCGCGTGCAGACAGTGGCATGGACGGATACATCGCCGAGAATTTGCTTATCACGCGCGCATTGTCGCTGCCCGAGGAGCTTGCGCTTACGGGGTATCTAGCTTGGGAATGGGGGCGCGTCGGGACGCTTCCAGCCGCCCACCCATTTCGTAACCGCCCGCCGCTGATCGGGGACTGACATGGCATTGCGCGTCCGGGTGCCGCGCATTGCGCTGACCGGCGCATCTGCTCAGACGATCAACGCGGGCGGCTCAACAGAACGCGAGCTGGCCGGCGGCGCCGTTGTAATCAACGAGACCACTAGCCAGACGCTGAACATCGGCGGCTCGGCAACTGCCGAGGCATCCGGCGGCGTCGCAGCGGCCCCCGGGCAGGTCTCGCTATCGGCCGGCGGCGCGGGTGAAGTCGAGCGCGCAGGCGGGCTTGTTGCATCGGTTGCCGGCGTTACACTTGTAGTCGGCGGCGCGGCAACCGTAGAGGCCGCAGGCGGCGCGCAAGCGGCCCCGGGCGCGGTAACACTGACGGCAGGCGGAACGGCAGCGCGTGAAGCCGCTGGTGGCGTCGCAGCCGCACTCGGACAAGTCTCGCTGACCGTTGGTGGTGCAGCAACCGCAGAAATCGCCGGCGGCGTTGCGGCGGCACTCGGGCAGGTTTCGCTTACGGTTGGTGGCGCAGCGGCCGTAGAAGTCGCTGGTGGACTTGCAGCCGCACCCGGGCAAGTCTTGCTAGCTGCTGGCGGGGCAGTCGAGCGGGAGCGTGCTGGCGGCATCACCAGTTTGATCGTCGTCAGCATCAGCGTTGGCGGCGCCGCAGAGCCAGAGCTGGCGGGCAGTGCGCAGGTTGTCCCTGGCCCAGCCACGGTATCCCTAGGGGGATATGCCGAGATACCAGGTATTGGCGGCATCGTTATTAGCTCGGGCGCGGTATCCGTCGCGGCTGGAGGCCGGTCAGAGATTGAGCGGGCCGGCGGCGCATCGGCCAGTGTTGGCGGCGATGCGATAAGAGTCGGCGGCGTGGCAACTGTAGAGACTGCGGGCGGCATTGCGGTAGCGGTGTTTTCGCAGCTTCCGCTAGTGGCGGGCCGCCCGGACGTGGTGCGCCCAACTGCGGCGCGCTTAGGCAATCAGATTGGCGGCCGGCCTAATTTGGGCCGGCGGTAGGGGGCGGCATGCGAGTACGGGTAATTCAAGAGCCGGCATCGGAGCCGGTCAGCCTGAGCGATGCCAAGCTGCACCTGCGCGTTGATGGCAGTGACGACGATGTTTTGATCTCCGCTCTTATCGTCGCCGCTCGACAGTCGGCCGAACACCAGACCAGCCGCGCACTAATCACGCAGACGCTGCGCCTAACGCTTGATGCGTTCCCGTCAGGTAGTGATGGCGTTGAGCTTCTACGGCCGCCGGTGCAAAGCATCTCCGCTGTGCAATATGTAGATGCGTCAGGAAATACTGTGACGCTATCGACCATGCAATACGGAGTCGATACTGTATCGCAGCCGGCATGGTTGCTGCCGGTCTACGGCACTTCCTGGCCAGCCACAAGAGACCAGGCGAATGCCGTGCAAATCGACTACGTAGCGGGCTATGGCACAGCGGCTGCCGTGCCGCAGGCCATTAAGCAATGGATGTTGCTTGCCATCGGCGACATGTACGCAAGCCGCGAAGCAACGGTGATCGGCACGATAGCCGAGCGCCTTAGTTTCGTTGACCAATTGCTCGACCCGTATCGCGTTTGGAGCGCTTGATGATTAGGGCCGGCAAGCTAGACCAGCGCATCACCATTGAGCAGCCGGTAGAAGTGCGTGACGCAGACTACGGGACAATGGTCAAAACGTGGTCGCCTGTGGCAACCGTATGGGCAGCGGTAGAGCCGCTGTCAGGCCGCGAATTTTTCGTCAATCAAGAGCAGCAGAGCGAGTTGACTACGCGCATTCGCATCCGCTACAGCAGCCTTGTAGCTGGCATCACCCCAAAGATGCGGATAAATTTCGGCGGCCGAATGTTGCAAATTACTGCTGTCATGAACTTGCAGCAGGCAGACGACGAGCTACAGATTATGTGTGCTGAGTGGCGCACAACATAATGGCAACCAATGGCCGTACAGCTAAACATTAAGCTCCAGGGCTTTGATGTTCTGAAGCAACGGCTTTCCGCGCTCCCCGAAAGGCTAAGCCGCAACATTATGCGCGGCGGCATGCGGGCGGCGGTCGCGGTCATTCGTGGCGTTGCGCGCAATCTTGTTCCCCTTGGCCGCACTGGAAATCTGCGTCGATCTATACGGGTGAGTACCCGAGCGTTTAGAAACGGCCGGATAGATGGCACAGTCAAAGCAGGCGGCAAGCTCGCGTACTACGCCCGCATTGTCGAGGGCGGCGCAAAGCCACACCAAATCAGCGTCACTCGGGCAGCCAAGGCGCTCAACTTGGGCGGCCGCGTGTTGGTCAAAAAGGTGCAGCACCCAGGATTCCAAGGCCGCCGTTTTATGGAACGCTCGGCCAATCAATCTGAGGCCGCCGCAAGTAATGCGTTTGCCCAATACGTTAACAACCGCGTTGACTTGTTTTTAACTACGGGCCGAGAACGCTAATGCGCGCAGAACGTGCAATCAAAGCCTTACTCGATGCTGACGGCGCCGTTACTGCGATTGTCGGAAGTGGTGCGGCTGCGCGCATCTACGGGGGCGCCGCTCCGCAAGAAGCTGCTGCGCCGCTCATTGTCTACACAAAGCAAAGTGCAGAGCGTGAACCAGTTCTAGATCAGGTAGCAACTCGTCGAGTAGATGGGCTTATTGACGTGCTCATCGTCGCGCGCACTTACACCCAACTAAAGACTCTAAGCGAAGCCGTGCGCGTAGCTCTTAACGGCAAGAAAGGAACCTTTGGCGGAACCACGGTACTTGATATCGTGATCGAGTCAGAAGGAAGCGACCAGTTCGAGCCACAGCTAGACGAGTTCGGACAGGTTTGGACGTACCGTGTTATGCACACCGAGTAACCGCAACACCAGGAGAAAACATGCCTCGCATCATCGTTAACGGAAGCGTCCCTTCCATCGCCGCGACCTTCCGCACTACTGCCAATATCACTGGCATTAGCAACGCTGCCAACGCAGTAGTTACGCTCGCCGCCGGCCACGGAACCGTGATCGGCGACTTTGTGGAAATCCTTAGCTCCGGCTGGAGTCGTCTGGTCGGCCGCGTTTTTAGGGTCAGCGCAGTAGCGACTAATGACGTTACGCTTGAGGGCTGCGACACTAGCAGCACAACCACGTTCCCAGCAGGACAGGGGGCCGGCACGATGCGCGCCGTTCTTACTTGGGCCGATCTCCAGCAGATCAACGAACTCAGTGTGACTGGCGGGGAGCAACAATTCCAAGATGGGCAGTACATTGATAACCCCTTGCAATTTCGCTTCCCGACAAACCAAACGCCCATTGATGTGAGCTTCACTGTAGACGACGACCAGTCGATGACTTTTTGGACTCAGGTGCGTTCGGCTGCTGACTCTTTGGCAAATCGCCCTCTTCGCATTCGTGACGCCGTAGGCATCCCGCGCGCTGTGGGGACTGGTGTGTGGAGCTTCAGCGCGGCACCAGCCTTTGCGGTTAATCAGGTTCTAAAGCGGACTATTAATGTCGCGCTCTCCGCTAGGTTCTCGGAGTATCAATCCTAATGAGCGAGATTGAACGACTGATTGCAGCCGCCAACAAGGCGCGGGAATTTTCTTTTGCATTGGGTCCGCGCGCACAAATTGTGCTTCGCGTGCCAACGGCCTATGAGTTGGAAATCGCGTCGGCTGGGCGAGTTACTGGTGACACTGGAGCCGTTCAGTTTTTCCGGGGGCTGCTTGAACAATGCGTAGTCGGCTGGTCGGGCATCGTAGAGGCCGACTTGATCCACGACTTGCCCAAAGAACCGGCGCCCGAAGTGACGTTCGATCGTGCTCTAGTGCCATTGCTTTTAGACACTAACCCGGTTGAGGCGGTATCAATGCGTGATGCACTGCTTGATCGCTTGTCTAAACGTGCTGCTCGCATAGAGGCCGCCAGAAAAAACTAGACGCGCGCCTGGTTTGGGAGCGCGGCCAGGCGCATCAAGGTCAGATTGTTTCAGCGGGCCTGTCAAGTCTTGCCAGCTCAGCGATGCCATCACTCACGGCCGATACGCACGCTGTATATCATGCGTGGCGATGGTGCGGCGGATGGTTGCCAGAGCGGATGCCGTTATATTTGGCGCTTCATCCGGTCGATGATCCGTTACTGCTTTGGGAGTTGTTGCAATACGTGCGCGATCAACTAACGTCCAAACAGCATGACAAATAAAACTACCATCGTAGTCACGGCCGAAGACCGTGCGTCGGCCGTATTTCGTGGCTTGCGTGGTAGCGTTGAATCTACCGCAGCGTCATTCGCTTCGTTTGGCGCTGCCTTTGCAGGCCTTGGCGGCGCCGCTGCTATTGCCGGTGTCACCCGTCTTGTTAGCACCCTTGACGATCTAGCAGACACGGCCAAAGGGATCGGACTGTCGGCAGAAGATTTGTCTGCTTTCCAGTTCTCCGCGCGCGCGGCCGGTGTGTCGTCGGAAGAACTCACTGGTGGTCTAAGCAAGTTTGCCCAAGTACTTGAGGACGCCCGGAACGGAAGCGAGGAAGCGGAGCGCACCGTCGCGGCGCTTGGCATTGGCTTAGGCGAGCTTCGGTCCGGAACGCTCACAACTGAAGGCGCGCTAGAGCGTGCTGCCGATGCGCTATCAAAGTACGCAGACGGATTTGAGAAAACTGCATTGGCGCGCGACGCCTTTGGTCGCGGCGGTGCCAGGTTCATCACATTCTTGTCGGAAGGTTCCGATGGTCTAAGAAAGTTTGGGGGTGTATCGCGTGACGCCATTGAAGAAGCAGGCAAGCTGCAAAATGAAATCGACAAGCTGTCGGCTTCTTGGGACCAGCTAAAGCTGAGTGTCGCAGGGTCAATTGCTGGAATCGTTAACGCCACACTAGAGCTAAAGCGAGGATCGCTTGATTCTCAGTTGGCAACGACACAAAAAGCAATAGAAGAAATTTCCGAAACGCTGGAGCGCACAAAGCCCGGCAGCCGCCTTGAGCGTAATCTGCTAGAACAGCTCAAGGTTGAACAGAATAAGCTGCAAGAGCTTGAGCGCACTATCGCTAAGCGCGAATTTGTTGGCCCGCCAGAACTTGGCGGCAGACCTCCCGACAGAAAACCGAAGACCCGCGACAAAACTGAAAAAGAGCGCGCCGAAGACATATCGGAATCTAGGCGTGAGCTGGCCGCGTTTGTGAGCCAGCTAGAACGTGAGCGCGACATCATTGAAGAAATATCGCTAAAAGAACGAGCGATTCAGACGCTGCGCGCTAATCCGTCAATTGACACTCCACAAGTAAGGGAGCTTCTGTTTTTAGAGATTGAACGAGTCGAAGCGGCTCGTCAGGAAAAAGAGTTACGCGAAGAGCTCGCGCGCATCCAGAAAGAAGAGCTTGAAAAAACACGCCAGCTTGACGCACAGTTAGATGAATTCTCTGGCCGTACTGCCGAAGCTTTGAAGATCGCACAGGCGGCGCGACTTGAAGCGCGCCTCGCATCTGGCGAAATATTCTCCGCAGAAGAGCTGGAAAAAACAGTGAAGGGCATTGCCGGAATTCGTGATGAAGTAGACCGGACCAAAGATGCTACCGATCAACTCGCGCTTGCATTTTCCAGTTCGTTAGGTCGATTCATTGAGTCTGGCGGGGCTGGCGGTATCAAGTCATTTTTTGAGTCTCTTTTGCAAGACGTACTCAAGCTGACAACGCAGTTGCTAATTATTGAGCCGCTTACAAGGGCGCTTACGCAGTCCTTACGAGGCAGCGGTGAGAGTGGCGGCCTTGGCAGTATTCTTAGCAGCATCGGAGGATTTCTCGGTTTCGGCGGCGCTCGCGCCATGGGCGGCCCTGTGGCTGCCGGCATGGGCTACCTGGTAGGAGAACGTGGTCCCGAATTGTTTGTCCCTCGCAGCAGTGGGCAGATTGTGCCCAACGGTGGCGGCGCCATGAACATCAACGTTAATCTGCCTCCCGGGACAAACGTGACTCGGCAGACCGCTAATCAGATTGGCTTGGCCGTTGGCCGTCAGTTGTCGATGGCCGGACGGCGGAACGGATAACCCATGGCTTTCATGGAAACCCCGCGATTCCCGGAACGGATATCGGTGCAAGCCAGTGGTGGGCCGGGGTACAGCACGGACATCATTACCGTTCGCGCCGGATTCGAGAGTCGAAACATCAACTGGTCACAAGCCAGGGCTAGATACGACATTAGCCACAGCCCAAGAACCGAAGCGCAAAAGGATGAGCTGCTCGCATTTTTTCGCATGATGCGCGGCGCGGCTTATGGGTTCAGGTTCCGTGATTGGTCTGATTATCGAGTTGCATCGACCGCTGGCGTTTTGCAACCTTTCCTGGGCACAATTGACCAGGGCACGCCTGGAACAGGTGACGGCGTAGCAACCTACCAGCTCATGCGTCGTTATGGGTCTGGCACGTTTGCAGAGGCTCGCCGAATTCGCAAGCCGGTCTCCGGGACAGTTATTGTTTTGCGCAACGGATCGCCGGTCACAGTTGGCGTGGCGAACGGCAATATCTCAATTGACACAACGACAGGCGTGATCACGTTTGTCAATGACCAGACTCGCGTAATCAATACGCACACCGTCGGCGCAACGCACGCCATGACGCTGGCAACCGCCTTTTCCCCTAATCTTGCCCTTGGCGGGCGCATATGGATCGAGGGTGTGACCGGCACCGCTGCAACCATTCTGAATGGGCGCAGCCATGCGGTAACTGGTGTGGGTGGGGCTAACATTACGATTAGCACCTCAACCACTGGACTCACTGCCACCGGAGGGACGGCTAGATTTTTCCCTCAGCCGACAGACGCCCTTACGTGGTCGGGGGAGTTCGACGTTCCGGTCCGCTTTGAATCCGACGAAGCGCGCATACAGATTATCGACCGAACTCAAAATGAACTGCTCTACAGTTGGCAGACCAATTTGATCGAGCTGCGAACGTGAAGAGCATTTCTGCTGGTCTACTTAGTCATATCGCGCAGCCGGTCACGACGATCAGGACCATAGTCCGCGTCACTCGCAGAGATCAACAGGTATTCGGATTCACGGACTCGGATATCGATATCTCGTATAGCGGCGTGCTTTACAAAGCCGCAACCGGTGCCAGCGCGTCAGCGGTTGAATCCACCTCCGACTTGGCAACGGATAACCTTGACGTGCTGGGATTGTTGAGCGGGCCAGATATCACCGAGGCCGACCTAGAGGCGGGCTTGTGGGATGGCGCACAAGTGCGGGTGTCTCTCGTTAATGTGTCCGACCTGACCCAGGGCGAGATGGTCCTACGCGTTGGGCAATTCGGCGAGGTCTCTAGATCAAAAGGTTCTTGGCAGGTCGAGGTTAGGGGGCTGATGAACGCGCTACAGCGGACCATCACCCGGACTTATTTACCGACCTGCGATGCTGACCTGGGTGACTCTAGGTGCGGCGTCAATCTGGCCGGAGTAACCGGGACAGGGACTATCACGTCGGTCACTGATAACCGGCAGTTTGTTGCGTCTGCTTTGGTCGGTGCGGTAGATGTTTATGCCGGAGGTCGTTTGACGTGGACCTCGGGTCAAAACACCGGGCGTCAAATGGAGGTCCGCTCAAATACGGGCTCTGGAGGCGTCACGTTGTTTTTGCCTATGCCGTTTAACGTTTTGATCGGCGATCAATTCTCGGTCGTCCAGGGCTGCAACAAAACGACGGATCACTGCAAGGTCAAATTCAACAACCTTGTCAACTTCCGCGGCTTCCCCCACGTCCCGGGGGTCGATAAGACCCTACGTTACGGTGGCACGTAATGGCGAGCCGGGGTGACATTGTGCAAGCTGCGCGTGGCTGGATTGGCACGCGCTGGCAGCATCAAGCCAGTGTCAAGGGGGCGGCTTGTGATTGTGTGGGCTTAATCGCAGGGGTGGCAAAAGAGGTCGGGCTCATTACGTCCATCACTCTCCCGCCTTATGATCGCCAGGCCGATGGCCGGTCAATGATTGATCTCTGTACCCGTTACATGACCCGCATCAATATTTCAGACCTAGATGCTGGCGATGTTGCTGTAATGCGGTTCGAGCAAAACCCAACTCACCTAGCGTTTGTTGCCCCGTATCTTTACGGCGGCTTTTCAGTCATTCACGCAAGCGCTCCCGCGCGTGCGGTAGTTGAGCATCAACTAGACGACACGTGGCGCTCGAGGATCGTCGCGGCGTTCGCTTTGCCCGGAGTTGCAGGTGAGTGATTCAATCGCCAGGACTGGACTGACTCTAGTCGGTCAGGCGGCCGGCGCTGCATTGGGCGGCCCGTTCGGCGCGGCCATTGGTTCCGCCATCGGCAATGCTGCCGGGTGGTGGTTGTTCCCCGAAGAGATTGTCTCCCAAGGGCCACGGCTTAGTGAGCTGTCGGTCCAGTCAAGCACGCTCGGTTTGACGATCCCCGTCGTTTATGGATCGTGGAGGCTGGCCGGCAACGTCATATGGTCGACCGATCTAATCGAAACCCGAACCGAACGGGACGCCGGTGGTAAGGGCGGCCCTAGTCAAACAGCGGTTGAGTACTCATACCGTGCAAGCTTTGCCGTGGGTTTGTGCGAGGGTCCAATCTCTGGGGTTCTCCGAATTTGGGCAGACTCTCGCCTCGTCTACGACGTGAGCGAGACGGCAGACGCTGAGGCAATCACCGGGAGTATTCGAGTCGGCGAGTCCATGACAGTCTATGTCGGCTCCAACACTCAACTCCCCGACCCGACAATGGAGACGGTTCTCGGTGTTGGCAACGTGCCGGCATACAGAGGTTTGGCATATGCGGTTTTCCGCGACCTTGAGCTGGCAGAGTTTGGCGACCGCATACCTAACCTAACGTTTGAGGTAGTTGAAAGCGGCGGAATCGCTCCGGGATTCCGAGTGCTTGCTACGGACTTTAATTCACCCATTGCAAGAGCGTTCCCCCGAACTGTTATATGCGGATTTTCTGGCGGCCTCATTCGTATTGCGGAGCAGCCTGGAGTTTTAGGCGATCCGATATCCGCTCCGGTTTGGCTTTACGACTCGGATGGAAACTACATAGGGTCGTCTGGTCGAACAAGTGCAGACATCTACCTCCCATCATTTAACCAGCAGCTTGATTACGGCGTATGGCGCCTTGGAGAGACCTCAACTCTAAACTGGAATCAAAACAACCCCGGCGCCAGGCCCACCTTGTATTTGGTTGACTTAGAAACCAAGGAAGTTAGCGATCTAATCATCGGCACACCGCTTATAAGCAAAACCATCGTTGCTGTAATCGCATGTGTTGACTGCGCCCACTATCTTGTATTAACCGCTCCCAGCATTCAGCCGGCAACCGAGTTTTTTCTGTTTCGCTATAACGGCGTTTCTCTAGATCTTGTTAGGAGCGGGACGACAAGCTTTGTAGACGGCGAAGATAGCAACTCCTTCGGCGTATCTCCGGTAACTCAAAGGTCTGGCCGGAGCGAAGTCGCAATGATGGAAAGCGACTTAGAGCATATCTGGTGTACCCCTCCGGCTATTGGGCAATCGTCTGGAGTAGGCGTTTACAAGATCGGCAAAGACAATGTTTTACGCCGACACATGACTTTTTACTCTAGCGAAGCGCCTAACCGCCCGTCTCTCCCGGGCAGTTTCGTCGCTAACTACATTTCGATTTATGCGGATCGCGGGTTGTGTTGTATTACAGGGGATACGTCTACTAGCGTCTCACCGCCGTCTAAGCGACATATCTACATCTACAGCCGTTTAAGCGGTGGCCCAGCGACCACTAGGACTGTTGGCAGTGTGGTTTCGTCGCTTGCGCAAAAAGCAGGCTTGACGGCTGGTCAACTGGATACAGCCACACTCACCGACCCTGTTGTTGGATATGGCCTGTCTCAATCTCAGACGGCCCGGTCGGCAATTGAAGCCCTGTCGAGGGTGTACCCGTTTTTCGGTGTTGAGTCAGACGCCAAGCTGAGATTTTCACAACGCAACGGGAGCATTGTTGCGACCATCACGGCAGACGATCTCGGGGCATCGGCCACGGATGACACGGTTGATCTGGTCGAAAGTTCTCGCTCCCAAGAAACTGACCTTCCTGCGCGTCTGACTCTGCGCTATAGAAGCACAGGGGCTGACTATCAGGTGAGTGCCCAAAGCGCCAGGCGGATGACCACAGGCAGTGAGCAGGTCATCGAATTGGATATCCCTGTTGCCCTGACCGATCAGCGCGCAGCCGATGCCGCTCAAATACTGTTGACTGAGGCATGGGTCGCTCGTAACCAGCGCAAGTTTTCGACAACTCGTAAATGGTCGCACCTCGAACCGGGCGACATTGTTTCGCTAGTTACGCCTGCCGCTAATTTTGGTGTCCGCATTGTTCGCAAATCAGAATCCGGCCCCCTGGTCAATTTCGAGGCGGTCGACCATTCCGGGGTCGTGTACTCGGCAACTGCTACTCCGGGTCTAACGCCTCCCGGGGTCGGCATTACCTTGCCAGCGATGACTCACCTCGAGGTGATGAACCTGCCGGCTCTAAGGGCAGATGATGATGACCGAGGTGTATACGCTGCGGTCTTTGCGCTTGGGGGTAGTCGTTGGAACGGCGCGGCCATCGAACGCAGACCCCTTAACGGGACGACGTGGGACTACCAGCTAAGCATTTACATAAGCGGCACTCTGGGGCGTACGGTAACTGCTCTCCCAAATTGGTCCGGCCCCAACGTTTGGGACATGAATAGCCAGGTTGACGTAGAGTTGTTGAGCGGCACTCTATCGAGCGTGACCGACGTCGCCGTGTTGAATGGCGCAAACGTTGCCTGCATCGGAGACGAGGTTGTCCAATTCCGGGACGCGACTTTAATCAGCGGCACAACGTATCGTCTGAAGGGGTTGCTTAGAGCAAGGCTTGCAACAAACGACGTTGCAACCGCGCATGTAGCGAGCGAGCGCTTTGTTTTACTCACGCCTCAGGCCGTTCGACGGATACAGGTTGATGCGATTGATGAGCGTGGGCAGTGGACGTACGTAGCCAGTACGCTCGGTGGCCGTCGAGATATTTCGTACTACCAGACGGTAAGACATGAAGGCAGAGCGCTTCGGCCTCTAAGCCCCGTTCTTCTCTCGGCTGTCCGGGGTGTGAATAATGTCTACGTGATCCGATGGACTCGTAGAGCGCGGATAAACGCCGCGTGGGAGGATGGGAGTGACGTTCCGCTCGACGAGGAAAAAGAGGTCTACGACGTCGAGGTAACAACTACGAGCGGGGACATTCGGATTTTCTACTTGTCCGATTTTGGTCAGCGGTCATGGGAGATCCCAATTGAAACGCAAATCGCAACGACCAATTTCCCCTGGCAAACGGTACGCCTAAAAGTATGGCAGAAGTCCAGTAGGTACGGGCGAGGGGAAATTGCAGACGCTGTAATCAGCGCTCCGCTGTTGCCGTTCACCCGCAATTGGGACGACAACTCGTTAGCTGGTCATACCCTATTCGGCAATGGTCCGAGTCATTCAATTAATCTTCAGCGTTATGCGCTTACTCCTGGACAATTCGTCCGGGGCTGGAGCCGCTTGGACACGGCTTTGGGCGCTGGGAATTTTGCGCTAGAAATAGACTGCACAAATCAAGCCGGAGCCTCCTGGCAGGGAGTTTTTTACAGAACCAATGCGTGGTCTAATAGTTTTGGCTCGTATGCTTATGCGGCTATGTTTATCCCGGACACCGGTGGTATTCGGCTTGAACTATTTAGAGGCGTCAACAATACGTCGGGCGGTACGGAAACATCGATTGCTTCAATTTTGATTGCCGGTCCAACGGTGGGCACGTTCAGAATGCGGATTGAGGTCAGCGGAACCCTGCATAGAGTTTTCATCAACGGCATCCAGCGCATCTCTGTTACTGACGCAACTTTTACCGGCGCTGGTCAGTTCGCCCTGTACTCCACTGGCGCGACTAGCGTTTTCTTTGACAACTTGCGGATTGATTACTAATGGCTGACTCAAGCGGATCAAGCGGCGTCCCTGACTTTATCGCCGAGGGGCAAAGTCAAAAAGAAGTCACGGCTAACGGCTACTTTGACGCATCAAGCCCGTCTATCCTATTCGGCCGTCGAGCCTCTACGACAGGGCTTCTAACCTGGGGCTTTTACGGCGGAGAAATGCTGGTCGATGGAGCGCTGACGGCAATCGGCAATTCGTCGGTCGCCCTAACTGCCAGCGCCACTAATTTCGTCGAGGCAACTAGGGCAGGCTCGGTGTCGGGCAACACCACCGGATTCACCGCAGGCCGAATTCCGCTCTACGAGGTTGTGACAAACGCCACCACCGTGACCAGCTACACGGATCGGAGGGCTTGGGTGCAGCCGCTGCATGTAGCTGGGTTGCTCAGCCGCAGCATGACCGCGGACGCGAATATCACGCTCACCGCAGCCGAGGCGCGCAATCAGGTACTGAGGTTCACAAGCACGGTCAGCCTGACCACTACGCGAGACGTTATCGTCCCGCTGGCCCCTCAAATCTGGACGGTCAGCAATGAGACCAATGGTGCGCAGTCTCTGAGATTTATTGGGTTGAGCGGCACCGGCATCACGGTGGCTAACGCGCGCCGCGCTATCATATTTTCGGACGGTACTAACATCGTTCGAGCAACCGCCGATCAGGCATAGACGGAGACCAAACATGATGACAAGCGTCCGAATTGGTTTTGCTAACCTGCTGCGCCGCATTGCCAACCGGCTCGATCCCTACGACCCGGAGTCGCTGTTGTTCGCGGCGCCCAAGTACGCTTCCCGCCCCTTGCGCGGCGGCGGACCAGTGCAAGACGACCCGCCGCCCCCGCCTCCGGCTGGCGCCAACTAATGCGCGCATACGCGGCGGCTGCCGTGCTGCTGCTGGCCGTTTTGGCTGGTCATCACGGCTACTACATGTTGGCCGATTGGAGCTGGTCTCCGCGCGTTGCTGACGCTGCACTGAGTGGAGTCGAGCGGGTACTGCTGTACGCGGTGATTGCCGGCCTACTTCTCCAGCAGGCTCTAAGCGTTTCAGCGCGCGCCGCCGCGCTTGTAGTGGTTGCGGTCGGCGCCGTTGAATCGAGTCAGGTCGCAGTGTGCCAAACGATGCACGGCATCACCGGCGCAAGCCTCCGGTTAACTCAGGACACTTGCGACGCCCTCACCGGCTGGCCTTTCGGCACCGTTGTTGCTCTAGCTTGCGGCGCGTTGCTGCTGCTGTTCGTCGCTGGCTCGGCTCGTCGGTCTAGGTTGCCCGGCGTGCCGTACTCGACGGATGGTGTATTCGTCGGGTTCGAGCGGCGGGGCCGGTCCGCGTGGAAGGTCATCGCCGCTTTGCTCGTTCACCCCTATGCCGGTTGCGTTTGGTTCAAAGAGGGCACCGGCTACCGCTTCGACCGCGTTCGCGGCTGCCTCGTCGCAGACCGCAGCTTGCGATGGCAGGACTTCAAGCTGCGCCCGTTCGGTGGCGATCCCTCTCTTTTGCGCGAGGGGTTGCCGTGGTCAATCAGCCATAACTGCGTGACGCTCAGATGATCGACACTGACGAGGACAAGACCCGCCGCGTCTCCGAGGCCATCCGCACAGCGGTAGGCGATGACGTGCATTCGCTGACGCAGAGCCTGCGGAGTATCGCAATTGAGGTCAACGCCGCGACTACAAGGCTCGCGCAGCACGAACACAGCATGCAGACCGCGGTGCGGGTTGCGCAGTGGATCGGAGCGCCGCTGGCGGCCTTGTTTTGCTGGATCATGCTTCGCGGCCAGGCGTCGATTGATGAGGCTTTGCGCAGTCAGCACGCAATGCAGCTCAAGATCGAATCGATCCTAGTCGCAATGGAACGCGACCGGAAAATCTCAGAGCAGCAGCACAACGCGCTATCGACCCGCGTCGAGCGGATCGAAGCCCAGCGGATGCAGCGATAGCATGCGCTTCCTCACCGTCGAAAACTGGAAACGCGGCATCGCGCTCACCATCCTCGCTGCCTATAGCTACCAGCTTGTGGTGTGGCCCATCGTGTATTGGTTGACGACGTTGCTCACGCTCGCCACCGGGGTCCAGTGGCCCGCGCCGCCTATCGTGCCCTGGGAGCAACTCACCGCAGGCACAGCCACGCTCGCAGCGGTGGGCGGGATTGAGACCTGGCGCAAGCAACGCGGATCGGATGGCACCCCATGACCGACATGATCGAGCCTTTCTGGCTGGCGGTTGCGCGCGGCTACATCGGCACACGCGAGATGCCTGGGCCTCGGCACAACCCGACCATCACGCGATGGCTCCACGGCCTCAAAGCGTGGTGGGCGGACGATGAGACGCCGTGGTGCGGGACGTTCGTGGCCGCCTGTCTGGACGAGGCTGGCCAGCCGGTCGCGCGCAACTGGATGCGCGCTCGGGCGTGGCTCGACTGGGGGGCGCCCATTGAAATCGGCGCGCTCGGCGCGGTGGCGGTCATCAAGCGGGGAGACAACCCCGCACAGGGCCATGTCGGCTTTGTGGCCGGCTGGGACGCGGGAGGTCGGCTGCTGTTGCTGGGGGGCAATCAGGGCGACGGAGTCAACATCAGCGCGTTTGGCCCCGACCGGCTGCTTGGCTACCGCTGGCCCCTCATGCTGCCCACGCCCGAGCTGCCGGCGCCACGGCTGACTCGGGTGGCGCAACTGTCAGCCGGCGAGGCATAACGCAACGGCGCGGCGATGCTCCGCCGGCGGGTCAGGATGTCTCGGGACGCGCGCACAGCTTGTGGCTAGGGTGTTGCCCCGTCCGCAGCAAAAAAAGCTCCCACGCGGCGGGATCGAGCGTCCTATCGCCAGCCTCGACGGCCTGCCATGCTCGCAGCGAGCGGTGGCAGAGAGCGCCAGCGGCGGTTTGCGACAGTCCGGCCGCTTTGCGGGCGGCGCGGATGTCAGCGGGCGTGGGCGCGATGACTATCAGCAAGTAAGCGGGAGTTGTATTCGGCATCGGCAAGTTTGGCCAGATCGTCCACGTACCCGGCGAAATACCAGCCGGTTTCGTTGGTGTCGGGCACGGCTCCGTAGGCGTGCACTTCGCCGTTTTTGGTGATGCGGACCCGCTGAACCGAGTCGCGCGCTGCGACATAAGCGCGAGCAGCTTTGGCATTGTTGCGCATGTAGATGTAGATCATGGTCGATTGGGGTGGGCAGCAGGTCAGCGCGGGGCCAATAATTTAAGCGTGTTGCCCGATTCCTGCCAGTTGTTGTTCACGATGTCGTTGGCGTTGGACTCGTCGATGCCGCGCTCCATCAGGACGGCCACGGCCTGGTTCATGAGATCGCAATCGGCTTGAGCAAAACCGTTGGTGTTGTCGATGTTGAACATCTTGCTCTCCAGCCCCTGAGTCCCGAGGCGCGGCGGATGCGTTGCATCCATGACCAGCATCATACGCACCCGGTGCGCATTGTCAAGGGGTATCGACAACAAAATGCAGAGTGTCAAAAACGCAACAACCGGCGCCCATGAAGGAGTTGTCAATGATCCCCGGCCTACCCCTACCGCTTAGCCTGCGAACCGCCCTCGCGGTAGCCGGTGCCGTCGCCGTCGTCGCGTTGCTCGCTGGCACGTACTGGCTCGGCCGCAGCCACGAAGCCGACGGGTGGCGCCTCAAAGCCGCCCAGGCAGCCGCTGCCACCGAACGGGCAATCGCACTCGAGCAAGCCCGCCAGCGCGAGATCGAGGGGCGCTGGCAATCAACCGTCGATCAACAGGCCTCGGAGTTATCTAATGCACGCACAACGATTAATCAACAAGCTGCCCGCCTGCGGGTTCTTAGTCTTGACTCTAGTAGGCTGCGCGACCAGCTCACCGCCTACGCCGCCGGTGACCCCGGCGAGGATTCCCTCGCCGCCTGTCACGCTCGGGCCTCAGCACTCTCAACCTATGCTGCCGATCTTGGAGCCGCTGCTAGTGAGATTGCAGTCGCTGCTCGACAATCCGCCGTCGAGCGAGACGAGTTTGCCGCAGAAGTGACGGCGCTACTGCGGGCTTGGCCGCGTGCGGGAGAACGGTAGTTAGGCGCGCTCACCCGACGCCGCCAGCAAAGCGCGGCCAAGTTCTGCCGCCATCGCCGGGGAAAGCGTCACGTTCAGCGGCCCCCAATGCTCGGCGCTGTACTTTCCTTCAACCGTGCGGAGTTCCAGCACGTCGGGCGCGTCGGGCCATGGCCCCACTTCAATGAAGTGTTCGCCACCTTCGTCAAACACGCGGCGTATAACATCGGTACTTGGTGCGCTCACATTTCCTCGCTTGGCGCAACGCGCGCCTAACATGGCAGTCAACCGGACAAGCCCCGGCAGGCTATCTCGTTTCGGCAGCACCGCGCGGGGGCTTGCCGGTTACTTCTACGTTAGGCATCACGAAAACACCGGCTCGGGCAACCCAAGCGCTTTG